AATATTCTTGAAGGTATTCGCTTCTACGTTAGTTTTGCTTGTAGTTTCGCCTTTGGTGAACTTAAGCTTATGGAAGGATCCGCTAAAATCATTAGTCTCATCGCAAGAGACGAAAACCAACATCTAGTCATTACGCAAAATATTTTGAACAAATGGCGTGATGGTGATGATCCCGAAATGAAACAGATTGCAAAAGAAGAAGAGGAGTGGATTTATAAGATGTTTGATCGTGCTGTAAACGAAGAAAAAAAATGGGCAGATTATCTGTTCAAAGATGGCAGCATGATTGGACTCAATGATAAACTTCTTCAGCAATATGTCGAATGGATTGCGAATCGTAGACTTAAAGCAATTGGATTAAAACCTCAATATGATATATCGGCAAATAATAATCCACTTCCTTGGACTGATCATTGGTTAAATTCAAAGTCACTACAAAATGCCCCCCAAGAAGTGGAAATTGAGCAATATTTAATCGGAGGTATTAAACAAGATGTTACCAAAGATACTTTCTCAGGATTCAAATTATGATGAATGGTGTGAACAAGAAATCATGAATGCCTATATTGAGGCAGCAGAATGTGATGAGTATTTGTTTGGCGATTATGACTATTGTAAAGAATGGTTAGGTACAAATACTGATGATGTTGTATAGATAGAGGAGGTAAACCCTCCTTTTTTTATGTCTAAAAATAATTTTAACAAAGATGAATTTAGAGTTAGAGTGCTAAAGTTAAAAAACGAACTATATCACGATTCAAATTGGTACTCAAATCCCAAGAACCTGGCGGATAAATACCTGAATAAGGTTCTTGAAATTATTGATGAGTATAGATATTGACTATGAAAATCCTTGGATCTATAATGGAAATCCTTTTACGAGTGTAGATATTGGGGACCATTATGGATTTGTCTATTTGATAGAAAATAAATTGAATGGTAGAAAATATATTGGTAGAAAATATCTTTGGCAGTTTAGAACTCCCAAAGGTAAAAAAAGAAAAGTAAAATCTGAGTCTAATTGGAAAGAATACTATGGGTCTTGTCCGGAACTTAAAGAAGACATTGATAAATTGGGCAGAGAAAATTTTAGTAGAACTATCTTATCATTACATAAAACAAAGGGCAAAACAAACTTTGGGGAGACCAGTCAACTCTTCAAGCACGATGTCCTCACAGAATCCCTTGACAATGGAGACCCCGCGTTCTACAATAGCAACATCTTGGGACGGTTCTACCGAAAAGATTATTATGAACGCAACAACTGAAGATATTGTCGCGCATGTGAGGAGTTGGTCTCTTGATCGTGCATCAGACAAAAGTATTCATAAAGAGGATGCTCGTGCTATTCTTGCTGAATTCTATGAGTGGATTGAACCAGAAAATGATGAACTGGAAATCGTCTCCTTAGAACCAGAATCTTGACAAATTCTAAATAAAAACTTATGATGCTAAAATCCTTGTTATGAGCAAGGTTTTTTGTTATGAGACTTTGATGTTGATTTAGAGCCGTGGAAAGTGCCCTTTGAAAAAAGGGTGTACCCCCTTTCTATACGGATGTAGAGTTCAATTAATTTTAATGCAAAACTGCTTTACTGTAGCCCTCTTGCCTCTGTTGGTAACGGTTACAACCACAACGGCAACACTGCCATCATCTGCTATTGCTCCTTCATATTCTATTATTAAGGAGTTTGAAACAGAGAAGACAGCAATCCGCGAGGTTGCTCCCGAAAAGCCAAAAGAGAAAAGGCTAATTTGTAAAGGGTGTAATGAACATGAAAATACTGCCCTGGAATTTTTCCAGGATCGCGGTATTAAAGACAGAAACGCCCTTGCTACCATCATGGGTAATATTCGTCAGGAATCAACTTTTATTCCTAACATTTGTGAAGGTGGTAGTAGGACCAGTTGGAATAACTGCTACGGCGGTTACGGACTGATCCAATGGACATCTGCCAATCGTTATTATGGATTGGGTGATTTTGCTAAGAAGTCTGGTGGTTCTCCGTCAGATCTTCACACGCAACTTCGTTATCTGACGACTGAAGTTCAGTGGCAACAGATTGAGGAGAAAATGAAAACTCCTGGTAAATCAATCGACCGTTACATGGACTATGCGTATAGTTGGATTGGTTGGGGCATTCATGGTGCCCGCACTTCGTATGCTCATGAGTATGCTTCCAAACTGATCACGGTAGAAGTTTGATAAAATAGAATATAAAAACTGAATAATAAATGAGGAGGGAGAGATACCCTCCTTTTTTATAAATACCTAAAAAGTACTTATAAAGATGCAGTTTCAAGAAGAAATCCTTGATGAAAGGACTTTGATGGTAGGGAAAAAAGTTAGACCTTCCGGAACTATGAATATGCGTGGATCAGAAGGTGCCGCGAGAAAAGATGTTTCTCGTGCGGGGTTTAGGAAAAAAGGTCCCATTCAAGATCCAAAAGTAGAAAAGAGTGGAAAAGATGTTCCTGTTTGGGTAAGAACTCATAAGTCTCCTGGAGATTATGCTGCTCATACTGCAAGAAAGCAACATAGAGAGGGTGATAAACCGCAGAGCAAAGAGTTAAAAAAGCAGTTTGGTAAAACTGGTGCTAAGAAAGATTCTCCAGTTCATGATATCACTGTTGGTTCTCCGAAATCAAAAGTAAAAGATCCCGGACAGAGAGCAAGACAATTTGTTGGTGCTCTCAAAGGCGTAAAAGATACTATGAAGTCAAAGAAAGGAGTTGCTACCAATACTCCTACTGCTATTGATTCTGCTAAGTCTAAGGGTAAAAAGAGTAGAAGTGGTGAGGAAGGTGCAGAACAAAGAGGTAGAATTTATAAGAAACTAGGAATGGGAGAAAGAAATCCCAAGACTGGTGTTCAGATGGCGAAGTTGAGTGATTCCTTTAATGGAAAAACTTTTGGTGAGTTTATGTGTGAATGTTATGTTGTTATGGAAGTCAATCGCCCAGAAAAAGGTAGTGATGAAGAAAAGGCAAGATGGGATAAAGTAAGAGCAACTATAGATGCCAGAGAAAATCCAAGTGATTGGATAGTTGGAACTACTGGTAGAGATAAGCGTGGAGTTCAGAGATATGGAATTAAAAATTATGATGCTAGACGAGAACAAGGAAAAAATAGAAGATCTAGACTTGCTGATATTGATTCGGATTTGGACCCTAAGCAGAAAAGTAGAGGTAACACAAAGACATCTATAATCAAAGGAAGGGGTAAGGAACATCACCATGGAACTTCTATTTCTCAATCTGCTCAAGAGTTTAAAGGATTAACTCCAGAACAAAGAAAAGAAAAACGAGAGAAAGATGCTAAATTTGGTAAGTTTCATGGTAGTGACCCGAGAAATTTAATACAAACTGATGGACCCAAAGGTGGAAAAGGTATTCCCCATAGAGGAGCAGATGGTTACCACTCGTCTCAAAAACCAGTTGGTAAAGGTGGAAGCATTCAAGATATTGGTAGTGAAAAAGAAATTGTTGCTGCAAAGAGAAGAGTAGCAAGGCAAGGAAGTGCAACTGAAAAACTTGCCAAAGAAAAGGGAATAGAGACCCCAAAGATGCAAAGACAAAGAGAACTGAGAACAAGAATGGCATCCGCATATGATAAAAGAGTTGGTAGGAGTTTTGAAAACTGAATAATAAATAGAGGAGAGCGGTTGCCACTCCTCTTTTTTATGTTCAATTTTAACTTCGGAAAGAAGAGACCAGATAAGAAGCAGATAATCCTTATAAGCGCCATACTCAGCGGTATCGTAGCAACCCTCTCCCAATGCACTGGAGCGCCCCAGGAGCGCCTCTGGGACCTCCTAGACGAGGCACAGAGGGTTCTGTTCCCAGGCACCATAATCAACGATGTGCTGCTCCAGGACCCTGCTGTGGTCAATAGAAGAGTTGAGCGGGATGTGGACAAAGCCATTCGTGACTATGAACGCTTGACAGAGGGTTCAAACATCAGTAGAATACCTTTGCCCAGGTTGATAGAGAAAGCTTTAGATACTTCTGAGTGTTATACTGAAGAGTGTAAGAAACTTGGAGGAGAAATGAGACTTTGTTCACCATGGATTGACACCTGTAAAGGTGAGTGATAGTATTGGAACCTAGTATTATTATAAATAATATTAGTTATATGTTCCAATATGAATGCTTGCTTAAAGTGTGGTAATCCAACTAAAACTAAATTTTGTGGTAGAAGTTGTGCTAACTCTTATAACAATAGTGTTAGACCAAAAAGAAAACCAGAACATAAATGTTTAGATTGTGGAAAACCTATTAACGCACAGAGAGCAAGATGCAAAAAACATTACCTCGAATGGTTAAAAACCAAAGAGGTAAAAGATATGACATTAACAGAAGCAATCTACGAAAAACATCATAGGTCTTCTGCATATGCATTAGTACGCACTAGAGCGAGAGCAATCGCTAAGAAATTGGGACTTGACACTTGCGAAAAGTGCGGTTATAATAAACATGTTGAGATCGCTCATAAAAAAGGAATTTCAACTTTTCAAGGAGATACACTTATAAGTGTAATAAACTCCAAAGAAAACCTAATGGCATTATGTCCTAATTGTCATTGGGAATATGATAATATGCCCCTGTAGCTCAGGAGATAGAGCATCGCTCTTCTAAAGCGTTGGTCGTGGGTGCAAATCCTACCAGGGGTGCTTGACTTTTTTCTTAAAAAGTCTTATAAATAAAAACACTTAGGTCGAAAACAATGTCTTACACCATTATTGAAAAACAGTTTAGTGATCTCGATTGCCGCTATTGGCATATTGAGGGTACTCCTCTGTTTGCAGATATGGAAAGACATATGTAAGATGTAATCCATAAAAGCAAATAGAGGGGAGAGAAACCAAAAGTTTCCTCCCCTTTTTTGTTGCTTGGGACAGTTTCCTAAGTGTCCACCAATCTCCCCCCAGAGTCCAAAAGGTGGTATTCTAATCAAGTGGTCGAGAGAGACCACACCCCGAACATAGACAACTGAATAGTTACCATATTATTGGGACATTAACTCAGCGGTAGAGTATTCGGCTTTTAACCGATTAGTCCTCGGTTCGAATCCGAGATGTCCCACCTTGACCCATTAGTGTAGCGGTCTATCACGCCACCCTGTCACGGTGGAGAACACGGGTTCGAATCCCGTATGGGTCGTTGCTGATTTGCGCTGGAGATGATAATCCAGAATGCCGTCAGCATTAAGTTCCTATCGACTAGCGGTTAGGTCACCACCCTTTCAAGGTGGCAGCACGGGTTCGAATCCCGTTAGGAATACCAAGGAAACATAGCTTAGTTGGTAAAGCATTCGACTGATAATCGAAAGACCACTGGTTCGAGTCCAGTTGTTTCCATTGGAAGTGTGGCAGAGTGGTTTAATGCAGGAGATTGCTAATCTCCCGATGTTCTATATGGGCATCCATAGGTTCAAATCCTATCACTTCCGTTGGACTCCAGCAAGGTGCTTGCTAGGATATAAAAGACTGACGCCTCCCTCTGTAGAAAGAGTAACTATCAGGTCAGCGTCCATTAAATTGGCAGTATAGCTCAGTCTGACAGAGCACGGGTCTCATATGCCTATGGTCGATAGTTCAAATCTATCTACTGCCTTGTGTCGTTAGCCTAGTGGTAAGGCATCGGTTTGTGGAACCGACTAGATGGGTTCAATTCCCATACGGCACCCCGCCCTTATAGCTCAGTGGTAGAGCAACTCACTAGTAATGAGTAGGTCGTTGGTTCAAATCCAATTGAGGGCTTCTGAGGTTGCCAAGTGGTAAGGCAGCGGGTTTTGGTCCCGCCATTCGTGGGTTCGAATCCTACCCTCAGAACTTGTCCTTTTAGCTCAGTGGAACAGAGCAATAGGCTACGAACCTATGTGTCGGGAGTTCGAATGTCTCAAAGGACGCTTGACAGATTCTTATGAGTCTGTTACTATATAAAACGATAGAGGGTAAGTCCCTGTTATATCCTTATGAGGTATATCACACTTACTCCATCAAATCGTAGGAAGTGCAAACCCTCTCGCTGGTCCTAGTATTCTGTGTCTAGATGAAGGTAAAGGTGATTCTGTCCGCACATAGAAATCCCTCCTACCATTATGCCCTTGTATTCCAACGGTAGAGAAGGTGGACTTAGAATCCATACAGTGTAAGTTCGAATCTTACCAGGGGCACTTGACAATCAAACTAAAATAGTTTATGATTGTCTCACAAGCGGAGTTAGTTCAGCGGTAGAACGCTATCCTTCCAAGTTAGATGTCGTCGGTTCGATTCCGATACTCCGCTCTTGAAACATCGACGGATGTTTCATAGGATGTGACAGAATAACCTACGTGGTCAAGCACGGGGTAATGTATATTAGGACAGGGGTGATGCCCGCCATGTGACTGGGAGACCAGAGACATGAGAATCCACTATCAAGGAGTCCGAGAGTGCTAGAGAACGTTACTATCAGTGAGACCCTCTAGTTGTGAGTATGATAGAATCTCACCATCCACCCCCTCTGCGTAGTCTATTGGTAAAGACACCCCGACAAGGGAGTTGGAAACTGGGTTCGATTCCCAGCCAGAGGTACATAAAAGACCATGAGATTAATCTCTAAACTGCAGGTTGGTTCACCTGCATTATTCCCCTGTGGCGCAGCGGTAGCGCGAGAAACTGTTAATTTCCAGGTCACAAGTTCGAATCTTGTCGGGGGAGTTGGATGGACTTCGGTTCTTCCATAAGAGTCGGGATCATCATATCCGACTCACTAAATCCTAGAATATTTCTAGGTCAGGGGGATGGCCTCCCCTGTTTCGGGAGCATAACTCAGCGGAAGAGTTTCTGACTTACATTCAGACTGCCGGGGGTTCGAATCCCTCTGCTCCCACTTGATAAATAAAAATAAAAAGAGTATAATGGAAAAACTTTATAAACTCTTGAGTGATGCACAGTCATCGCTTTTTGTTTTATTCCATAAAACTTGGGC